AAAGCACAAAACGATTATACACCCGCTTTATTTAATAATTAAAATTTAAAAACAAAATAAAATGGCATTAGCATTCAGCGGGTTATCCGCATACACTAAACAGTTAGTTAAGCCTTTACTCCAAAGCGCAATCTTTGACGCTAAGACACAAGGCTTAATCAAATCAAAGGGTAACATTATTACTGGCGTTAAAAGTTCTGTGGCATTGCCTCAAATGGATACTGACGCTGTGTTTGGTACACAGAGTTGTTCGTTTGATGCGAGTGGTACAACTACATTTAGCCAACGTACTTTGACAGTAGGCAAAATAAAAGTGGAAGAGAAGATATGTCCGAAGGACATGGAAAATTATTTTTTGCAAGAGGCAATCAGGTCGGGGTCTACATACGAAGATTTTGGCAATGCAGATTTTCAGGCAGCATACCTCGATAGAAAAAATAAACGCATTGCTGCACAGTTAGAAACTGCTTTATGGCAGGGCGATACTGCGAGTGCAACTGCTAACTTAAATAAGTTTGATGGTTTGCAAAAATTAATCGCAGCAGGTTCTCCGATTAATGCTAACGTAAGCGGTTACACAGGAATTGCACCAATTACAACTTTAACTGCATCCAATGTTATTGCAGCGATAAAAGGTGTTAAAAACGCAATCCCTGCTGCATTGAAAGGCAAGACAGATGTGGTTATTATGTGCGGATATGATGTGTATGATTTGTATGTTGACGCAGGTGTTGCTGCAAATTACTTCACTTATTCATTTGGTGATAATAGCAACTACGGAGGTCTTAAAGTACCAGGTACTGGCATAACGTTGGAAGCCGTACATGGTCTTGATGGTACTGGTGACATCTACGCTATGCAGTTATCAAATGTTTTTTTAGGAGTAGATATTGAAGGGGAAGAAATGAACTACAAGCTTTGGTTCTCAGAAGATAATTCAGACGTTAGATTTCGTGCAGAATGGAAAGCAGGAATTCAAATAGGTTATACTACACAAGTAGTAAGTTTACTTGCATCTATTTAATAACATTTAAAAAATAAATATATGCCTTGTGCAATAACCGCCGGATATACAATTGATTGTCGTGAAGCCGTTGGTGGTATAGATGCAATTTATTTTGCAAATTTTGCAGACATGACAGTTTTGGATGCATCCGGCACAGTAACAGGAATAACAAAAGCAACAGGGAAAAGATTTTGGAAATTTGAGATGCCATCCAAATCAAGTGCCAATGCAATGAGTAATCCTGTTGGAAGTACAGAGAACGGAACACTATTTTTTGAGCAAAAGTTAGATTTTCCAATTAACAAAAGAGATGCTACGACTCGCAACATTGTAACTACATTGGCTAAGGCGAAAGTATTAGCAGTTACAAAAGATAAGGATGGTACTTATCGTATGTATGGCAAGGGTGCTGGAATGTATCTTGGTGCATCTACCGGGCAGACTGGAGCAACCGCAGGGGACGCCAATGGGTACGTTTTATCCTTTGAGGCTACAGAGGGGGAGGACTTTTTTGTTGTAACAACCGCAATTGGCAATGCTTTAGAAACCGCAGGTTAAAATATTTTTCCTATAAAAAACTATCCCCGACCGATGAAAAAGTCGGGGATTTTTAATTTATGATTAACTTAAAAAAAGGCGTTACATCAACTGTATATTTTACAGGAACTGAAAAGGCAACTTTGAGCAATCCTCGTTTTTTATTTGTATTTTTGAACCGTGGCAGCAAGGTAACGTTCAAGGTTAATGTCGCAAATACATCTACTGATGCACGTTATGATAAAGCAGTAATCAATTCAAGTGTTACGGCTGATTACGAACCTGCTTTATACGAATATACCATATATGAGAAATCTAACACAGATACAACCGAAACAGGCAATATAGTTGAAACAGGATATATGATACTAAGGGCGGCAACTGAGTTTGAAATGACCGAATATACAGAGCAAACAAACACCTTCAAGGTTTACGATGGACAATAATTACAGTAATCTTATAACGATAAAATTTGCCCAGGCGGAGCAACCAAAGTTTGAAGAAAACAAAGGGAGAGGCTATGTAAACTTTGGCATAAATAACGACTATCCGCAATATTTAATTGACCTATATAATGAGTCACCAAAACATGGTGCAATTATAAAGGGAAAGACTACATACATATACGGCAAGGCGTTTAAAGATTTGCCTGTGTTGGCAAATAGTGCAGGGCAGAGTTTTAATGAAATATTAAAGAAGTGTATTTTAGATGACGAACTTTTTGGCGGTTATTACTTACAAATAATTTACAACTTGCTCGGAAAAATTAAAGATGTCTTTCATATTGATTTTAACAAGGTAAGGTCGGATAAGCAGCACAGTGAGTTTCAAGTTAAGGATGACTGGACAAATAATAGGGAAGAGTCACGGAAGTATTGTGCTTTCAATCCTGCCGATCCAAAAGGTTCACAGATACTATTTGTTCGGCAATACAATCCAAAAACAAACGTTTATCCGTTGCCGTCATACTTTCAAGGATTGAATTACATTGATAGTGATGTGCAGGTATCAAGGCATATTTTAGGGATGGCAAAACATGGTTTTAGTGCCACCACTTTGATTCAGTTGAATAATGGCGAACCACAGGAAGAGCAGAAGGAAGCCGTTGAACGTGGCATTAAAAAGAAGCTAACAGGCAGCGAAGGTGACAGGGTTGTTATCATGTTTAACCGCTCAAAAGAAACAGGTGCAGAGATTATCCCATTAGGCACTACAATGTTGACTAAGGAAGATTTTACAAACATTAATAACCTTATTCAACAAGAGGTTTTCGCTGCACATCAAATCACATCTGCATCTTTGTTTGGCATCTCTACACCTGGCGCATTGGGGCAGCGTACAGAGATGCAGGATAGTTACGAGATATTTAATAACACCTATGTAAACGAACGACAACAAGCACACGAACTTGTGTTTAATAAATTATTTCAATTGATTGGTTTAAAAGAAACTTATGAGATTGTTCCTGTTAATCCGCTTGGCTTCCAATTAAAAGAAGATTTGCTTTTGGATATTTTGCCGAGAGAATACTTTTTGGATGAAATGAACATTGATCAAAAGTATTACAACTTACCACCTGCACGAAACGCAGCAGGTGCAGCACCAATGGCACCTGTACAAGACGTAAGCGGTACGATGTCGGTAAACGAAAATTTAGCAGGTATGAGTGGGCGTAAGTTCCAGCAACTTGAAAGGATTGTTCGGAAATATAAAGCAGGGAAATTAACCAGGGAACAAGCTGCAATGATGCTCAAAAATTCATTCGGTATTTCTGATGATGAAGTAAGTTTATTTTTAGAAGATAATCAGCAACAGTTTGAAAGTCAAGAAGAGCAAGACTTTGAACTACTTAATGCGTTCAGCGAGTTCGGAGAAAATGAAGATAGTTATGAGGTGATTGAAGCAACGCCAATAAAAAGCAAATTAGTAAAATCTAAGTTTGCAGAAAAAAGTATTGAGGAGCAAATAAAAAAATTACTAATTGATTTTCCCGAACTTACAAATGTTGAGATTGCTGACAGGTTGAATATTAGCGAATCAACCGTTTCAAAAGTTCGTAGTGGCAAAGGAAATCTTCAAATATTTTTGCGTTACAAATATGCTTGGCGTGACATCGTACCTGCTGACCAAAGAGATTTGAAAACATCACGACCATTTTGTCAAGGCATGATGAGGGCAAATAAGATTTATTCGCAAGAAGATATACAAAAATTATCTGTGAAGTTGGGTTATGATGTATTTGAAAGAGTTGGTGGATGGTGGACAATGCCCGATGGAACACATAGCATACAATGTAGGCATCAATGGTTTGCAATAACAGTTGTAAAAAGAAAATAATGAGTGCAAATGTATTATTCATATCCCCTGAGTTAATAAAGTCACGGACTGGCATAAGCGAGTTTATTGATGATAAAAATATTAACCCACAAATAAAGGTCGCACAGGACACAGCCATTCAACCTGCACTTGGCAGCACTTTGTATTTGAGATTACAGGCAGGGATTGAAGCCGATAACCTTTCAAACAACGAGAAAACATTAATCAATACTTACATAACCGATTCGCTTGTATGGTACACAGTTAGCTTGTTGCCAATGGCGTTGGGTTATCAGTTTTTTAGTAAAGGAGTACTGCAAAAGACTGCGGAAGAATCCAACACACCGAGCCGTGCAGACCTTGAATTGATAAGCAGTTCTTATAAGGCAACTGCTGAATTTTATAAGAATAGACTGATTCAATACCTGCGTGAAAACTACCAATTGTATCAAGAATATTTTATAACAGGTAGCGGTATTGATGTTATCTTTCCGGAAACAAGGGCGTATAGTTCGCCGATATATTTGGGTACAGAATATACTTCACCCATCATGCGGACTTATGGTAATAATAGCGTTGGCGGTTATCCGCAAACAGTTGAGGCAACGCCATCAACAGGTGTTTCATCCTTTACCGTTTCAGCATTACAGGATAAGACGGTACTAATTGCAACAAGGAGTGGATTGGTTAAAGGCATCACCAATGCAGCAACTACCAATACCGGGTACTTGCAAATAAATGGTACAACCATAACGTTGCCCACAGGCGATGTTACAATGGCAGGGGAATTGTTTACATTTACTTACAGATAATATGAAATATAAATTTTCAATAATACAAAAAGTAAAAGAACGTGACGCTGAATCAAATAATAGCAGAGATAAAAAGCATCTTGCAACTAAATGCAATGATAAGGACTGTCAAGAATGTCGATGTAAAGGACTGGTTAAAAAAAGAAACTAACCCCGAACTTCCTGTAGCAGTATTTAATCTTTTGAATGGTTCGGTAAATTTAGGACGGCAGCAGGTTTTTACTTTTCAGTTTTTCTTTTTAGATAAAAGTGGGCAAGAACATGAGTTTGAGAATGATGTAATAAGTGACCAGTTCCAAATCGCTGCTGATTTTATTGAAAAATTAAGAGGCACACAAAGAACTTACTACATTGATGATAACATTGCGATAGGAATTATAAAAGACCAATACGAAGACTTTTTAGCAGGGGTTACTATTACAATAAATTTCAACACCACATCCGACTTTGATGGATGTAATTACCCAACATAGATGAAAAAAATATTATTTATATTATTATTATTACCTTTCATTTCAAAGGCGCAGGTGTATCAAATAATGCCTCAGTACGGGTATGAAATGCAACGTGCAAGAATGGATAGTGCATTGCTTATTCCACAGGATACGATTAGAAATAAAACAGGCATTGCGAGGAAGGGAACAAGTGGCTATATTGGAAACGGCACATATTGGACACAGTTAGCAGGTGGC